ATTCGTCTAAGAAAATCGAGGATAGATTGATTAATATAGAAGAAAAAGTAAATGGTGGTTTATCTAGTATTGCAACAAGTGTAAATGAGTTGATAACTTATTGTTAAAGGAGAGTGAGAAAATGCAGACAGAATGGAACTTTGGGTACAATGGTTCGCCACAAAGTGTTATATTGAAACCTGGCAAATATAAATTTGAATGCTGGGGTTCTTCTGGAGGTATCAACAATTCTTCTTGGTATACTGATGCTAAAGGCGGATATTCTAAAGGTGAAATTACATTAAAAAAACAAACTACATTATATGTTTACGTCGGCGAAAGTGGTTTTGCTTCTTCATCTACGAGTAATAACACTAAAAGTGGTTTTAATGGCGGTGGTAAAGGTTATTTAAATCAACAGATTATGGGTACTTATTATTCTATGTACGGTGGTGGTGCTACCGATATAAGACTTGTTGGTGGTGCTTGGGATAATGAGCAAGGTTTGCTATCTCGTATAATTGTCGCAGGTGGTGGCGGAGGTTCATATTATCCTTCCACTGGTGGTGCAGGAGGAGGATTAGAAGGAGGTACTGGGTATAGTTCTAATGACAGATACCGTCCCGGTGGTACTCAATATCAAGGTGGTATTGGTCGTGTAAATACAGAAAACGGAAGTTTTGGAAAAGGGTGTTCTGTTAAAGATTCAACTGGCGAAGGCGGCGGAGGTGGCTGGTTTGGTGGTGCAGGCATGAATGGTGTAGGAGCAGGTGGAGGTGGAAGTAGTTATGTATTGACTAAAGACAGTTATAAGCCTACTGGCTACACACCAACATCTGAATATTATTTTGATAATATTGTTATGACACCGGGTGGAAATACTGCTGGTGCTTATGGTTACGCACAAATAACTTTACTTCAATCATTACCATTTTTAAATATATCATCTTATAATTCTACACAAGCAACATTCAAAGCTGACCACACTGACCCTACTTTATTGACTAAGATAGAATATTTTATAGATGATGTATTAAAAGAAACTATAACAACAGATTTAACAGAAGAAAAAACAATTAACTATACACTAGAAGATAATGCACTACACACACTTAAAATAGTTGTTACAGACAGTAATAATGCTACAGCAGAAAAAGCTGTCAGTATAAGTAAGAATATAATGCCATTGCCCGAAAATGTTAATTTAAATGATATATCTACTAAACTAGTTGAAGTTAATGCAGGATTAAGACTGGTAAAACAAGTATTATAAACACTTTGGCACTAAAGAATATAGAAGCAAGTTTAAATAACACATTAGTCGAGTTGTCAGAGAAAATAAAAACAAGTTTTGATAGTTCAGACGCTAGTGTACAGGATTTGATGAACCAGTTAACACAAGCTAATAACACTATAAGTCAGTTAAATTCTAAATATAAAGTTGCTAGTGGCAATAGTGTTGTTAATTATTGTACTAATACAAAAGGATTTTATTTTAATAGTGACTATCTGTTCCTATTTCCTGGAGCCATTCAAATTAACGGACTTAATTTTGTTCCTAATATATTTTTTACTACTTTTGAATTAATTGATGATGGTTATTTTCATAAATATTTTGTTTTTGCTTGTCGTGGTATTTTCACTCAAGATTTTGTAATTACTGCTCATTATTATCGTCTAACATCATATTTACAAGATTTTAAAGTTGGAGGTGAGGTTCTTAAATTAAATGAACGTGATGTTTATATGGATAATAGAGGTATACAACTTCCTTGTTCAAGACAAGGTTCTTCTTTTAAATGGCAAGCTATAAAATTTATTTAATAAATGAGGTGATAAAATGGATAGAGCAAATAGAATAATTTACGACCAGACAGGCAAAATACTGCTACAGACAGGGGAAGCAACAGGAGATATACTAGAACATGATACAATAACAGAATTACATTATATTGATGTTGAGTATGGAAGTATAGACTATACAAGAAATAGAATTATAGGTATAAATATAGAAACAAAAGAACCAATTTTAGAAGAAATACCAGTATTTATCTCGGAGGAAGAAAAAAGAATACAAGAGTTAGAAAATCAAATTTTATTAAATGAAAATAAGAAAGTAGGAGGAATTTTATAATGAATATAAATAATGTTGTGGTAAGAATATTAGCAGAGAGAATATTAAACGGAGGCTTAAACCCTTTAAAAAATCGAGAATTTGAACTGGATGATGTAACTAATGCAGAATACAGAAAAGCAGTAGAGGATTATATAATTAGAGAAAGTGGAGTAGTCGAAGAAGCAGAACCAACTATATAGAGGGTTCTTTTTTATTGAAAGAAGGTGACTAAATGACTTTTAAAGAGTTAGTTAATAAAGTTAGAAATCTTGTATTAGAAGCAAAGAATGTAACTATAGAAGATACAGAAAGTAAATTTACAAGTGAAAATGTAGAAGGAGCATTGAAAGAATGTATAGATAGAGCAGATGAGGCTTTTCAAGAAGCCGATAGTGGAAAAACACTTTTATCAACTGCTATCGGCTCTCCTGCTACATCAGAACAAACATTTCAAGATTATGCGAACTATATTACAGGATTTAAGAGCAATATAAGCAATTTAGAAACTCAATTGAAAAGCAAATATTCTATTAGATATGGTCCTATTGATGGATATGATGGTAATCCTTTTTCTGCTAATTTTGGCAAGAGTGCAAGTTACCTTATTGTCTATGTTTACTTTAGAAGAAGTGTATATTATTATAATCCCAGTGGTAGTTCTTTAGGAAGTAATACAGGAGGTTCTGAACGTGCATGGATTACTATAGACAGCAATAAAACTGGTTTTTCAGTTCATTCATATGATACTAGTTATGAGCCATATCCTTTTACAGGTTATTATATTGCTTGTTTCGCATAATAAATTATATTATTAAAACTAGGAGGATGTATGGAAGAAATTAGCATAAATCTATTATGTGCAGTTGCAGGAGTTGTAATATCCTACTTAGCATTTAGAAATAGCTCAAACAGAAAGATACAAGATGATACAGAAACAACTACAAAATTAGAACAACAAATAACTTTTCTGTGTGAGAATGTAAGAGATATAAAGCATGATGTAGCAAAGTTTAATACAAGTTTCTTAGATATCAGTGAACGAGTTGCAAAAGTAGAAGCAAGTACAAAACAAGCACATCTTAGAATTGATGAAATTATAAATAGAATTGGAGGAAAATAAAAGATGGATAATTTAATAAGTTTTATACCAGAGCAGTTACTAATTTTAGTAGCTGCTCTTTATGTTATAGGAGCAGGTTGCAAAAAATATAAACAATTAGATAATAAATACATTCCAGTAGTGTTATTGATACTTGGAATAGGTTTCTCAATATGGATGCTAGGATTAAATCCTGTTGCAGTCTTACAAGGTGTAATTTGTTGGGGAGTTGCAATAGGTGTAAATCAAACTTACAAACAGTTTAAGGATGGTGAAAAGTAATGAAATTAACAAAAATATTATTACTCACAAAAATTTAAAAAATTTCATTAAATAGAGTATACTTTTATAGCTAATAAGTATATAATAATAGTACAGAACTCGTAAAGCATTTATATGCTCAAATATACGGGACATTGATTTTTGAAGGAACCCGCCAAGCTTCTTTTATAGCTCAAATAGTCGGGACAGATAAATTTACCCACTAATATTAATTGGTGGGTTTTATTATATAAAAGTATATCTATGAAAAGGTGAAAACAATGGTTGAAGTAAAAGAAGAAAAAACATTTGATGAACAAATAGATATTTTAAAAAGTAGAGGATTAATAATAAATGATAAAGAAGATGCTAAATTTGTATTAAGTAATGTCAATTATTATAGGTTTACAGCATATCTTCTAAGTTTTAAGAATGATGATGGCTCATATAAAGAAGGAACTACGTTTGAAGAAGTTTATGATATATATAGGTTTAATAAGGAATTTAGGATATTATTAACAGATTTGTTAGGGAGCATAGAAATAGCATTTAGGACATACATTGCATATACATTAGCAATTAAACATGGTGCTTGTGGATATCTATAAAGGGAGAGTTTCAAAGATGAAAAATTCTATATTAATTTTTTGACAGCATTAGAGAGAGAAAAAAATAATAATTCAGATAAGCTTTTTATTATACACCATAAAGAAAAATATAAAGGAAAACTTCCCATTTGGGTTGCAACGGAAATAATGACTTTTGGTATGTTGTAAAAATTATATTCAAACATGTTGCCAGAAGATACTAGATACATAAAAAATAATTTGTGTAGAGTGAATACTTTATTAGTTAAATCTTGGTTACAATCATTAACACAGGTCAGAAATCAATGCGCTCATTATGGTAGAATATATAATAATAATTTCCGTATTATAACAATAAAAAACGAATATAAAAAGTATAACTTGGATAATAAAAAGATATTTTCTTATATACTTGCTATGAAGCATTTGACTATGGATAAATTAATTTGGAATAGTTTTTTTATAAAACTTCAAAAGTTAATTAATGATTATAATAATTCTATAGACTTAAAGCTTATTGGTTTTCCTAATAATTGGATAGAGATATTGGCTAAATAAAATAGTTACTTTAAGAAGTTTATAAACACTTACTATATGTAAGTGTTTTTTTATTGAAAAGAAGGAGGAAAATAAATAATGAAAATATGTATTACAGTAGGACACAGTATTTTAAAAAGTGGTGCATGCACTTCTGCTGATGGAGTAGTTAACGAATACCAATACAATAAATCTCTTGCACCAGTATTAGCAGATACATTTAGAAAAGAAGGTCATAAGGCAGATGTAATAATATGCCCTGAAAAGCAGTTTAAAACTAAAGCAGAAGAAAAGACTTATAAAATACCTAGAGTTAATAGTGGAGGATATGATTTACTTATAGAACTACATCTAAATGCAAGTGATGGTCAAGGAAAAGGTTCAGAAGTTCTATATTATAGTAATAAAGGTTTAGAATATGCAACTAGAATATGTAATAAGCTAGGTACAGTATTTAGAAATAGAAGAGCTAAATTAGATAAAGGATTATATATCTTAAATAGTTCAAATCCTACAGCAGTATTAATTGAAAGTTTCTTCTGTGATAATAAAGAAGATTATGAGAAAGCTAAGAAACTAGGTCATGAAG